CTTAAGCTGAACTGGAACCAAGATGGACTTGCACATCGCGGGTACAACTTCATTCTCTATCTCCTCAGGATACTGTATTAAGATCGCGTCGTGAACTTGTAAGAGCAGTTGAACTTTCTTGGTGCGCCAGACCTGTAGCATTCCACGATTAAGGATGTCGCCGACCGACCCTTGGGGATCATATGCAATAGCTTCTCGAATTGTGGAAGGATCATCCCTACGTCCAAAGAACCAGCGCTTCCTTCCCGAAAGAGATACCAGAAATCCGTCTCGCCTGAGGGCCTCTTCAACGGCTGCGTGCCACCTCTTGTGGGCCGGGAAGGCTCTAAAATAGACCAGTTGGAAATCATTAATAAGTTTCTGCTCGAGTTTAGTATGCTGCTCCATCGTGTAGGGTTGACCGTTATAGTTAGTACCATGCCCGAGAACCTTTGCCATGTGTCGATACGAGTGCTGTCTATAGAAGGGCTGCTCAGCAAGGTCCCTATCCGCCTTAAGATCATTGGCCCACTTAACTTTGTCACCCCAAGCCAGGCGGCAGACTGAGGTGTGGAGGTCTCCGGACTCACAAGCCTCAAGGTAAGTGCCGTCATGGAACAGGTTCCACTCGATCGCGCCAACGAGTCGGCTCTCTGCTTGCTCTAAGTCTATGTATGCAAACTTCATTCCTGGGTCGGCGATGAAGACCTCCCGGAGAAGCTCCTCAATATTCTGGAGATTTCCTCCTGTTCCGAAGTCGCTAAGGCTCGAACTAAATCTACCAGTCGTCGTTCCTGCAATATTGTAAGACGTTCTAATTCTTCCGTCAGGGTCGATCTCTGTTTTAAGCACTCCAATCTTTTTAGCAAGGTCTCGCATCCGAAGAATATGATTAATAACAGGTTGCGCGAAGAAATATTCTCTGAGTTTTTCCAGTGCATTTCGATCGACTGTAGTTCTACCGCGTCGAGAGACAGGAGGTATTCGAAGCACCTCATAGAACAGTCTACTAAGCTGCTGTGGAGATCGCCAGTTAAGGTGCTCGCAGCCAATTCCGTGCTCGATAAGGAAGTCAACGACGAATGAATACTCCTTGATTTGTTGCTCATATTTCTCAACGACCTCATCTCGCTTGTCCTGATCGACAAGGACTCCACGCAGCCTCATCTCGAGGACGGGCTGCTGAAGTGCAAGTTCAAGTTCATAGGTGGCTTGGGTCACAGCATCAAGCTGCGGGAGAAGGACCTCAAGGACCTCAGCGGTCACACAGCAGTCAAGGCCGTTATAGAGCCAGAGCTTATCCGTCTCCGAAAGTGGGAGCGTTGCAGGGGTAAGCTCGTGAGTTCTATAGATTTTCATCTGGAAGCTGCCGGAACTCGATTGGAACGCCAGCGGCTTGAGCCATGATGATATCGCTTTTCATTCCTTCAGAGATGCCAAAGTTGTCGTAGACTACGAGGGCTTCGGCCTTGAGTATCCAACTGTGACCAGCCTCGATGCCAAGCTTGCGATCCTCTTCTTTAGCGTCATCGAGGATTTGTGTGTAAATAAGGTGCGAGGCGAAAGGAGCCTCGCCGTGCGCAAAACAATCCAGCATACAGTCCCAAGCATACTTCACGTTTTGGTGCCGACTCCTGCCATTGGCAGCAGAGTATGGGGAGGCAATAATGACTCGTCTCATTCGTCCCTCTTAATAGTTCCATGCTTACCGCGTGAGCGCATAAGCTTCCATGAGGCCTCATTTGTGTAGACGCTGCCAAGATACCCGAGGCCCTTCGGTGACTCTGGCTGAAGCGCGTGATGCAAAAGCATTGTGTCGTTTGATAATCCCTTCACCACGAAGCCGTAGGACTTCCATAGGAAAGTGATATCGTACAAAGCGTTCTGGGCTGTCTTGTCACATGGCAGAAGGAGCACTTTAATAACCCACTCCCAAGCAAGGACCTCATTTGCAGGGTCAGGCCAATAACTTCCTGCTGTTCCTCTTGGGTCAAAGAAAGGGACAACGATAGCGGAAGCTGGTGTTGGACTGAACCCAATACAAGTGATTTGATTGCCTGAAGTTTCCACATCGAAGGCGATGCGCTTGGCATTCTTGAGGTACGCCTCATAGTACCACTCCAAATCATTGAGACTAGGGGCCGTATAAATTACTCTTTCGGGTCGTCGGACTTCAGGATACGCCGACTCTCGCTTAGCCTTGGCAAGGTCGAGGACTGTGACTGGCCGGAGGGACCAGTCCCGGAGGATTGCTGCGGGGTGGAAGATAGGGATACTCTTACCGTAAGGTGAGTTGGTAACAGTGCCCCGTATTTTTGTAATACCTGAATTGCGCAGGACAGCCCACGAAGCTGTATTTCCCAGAAGGATGGAAATGATTGGCCGCACTTCTTGCAGCTCAGCAAATAGACGTTCGAGGTGTCCCTTGTATTCAGCTCGAATATACTTGCCCGTTCTAAGTGGGGGCAGTCCAAGCTTATCCTCGGCTTTGGGGCAGCAGAGCGTTTCGATGTCATTACGGTCTGGCCTAAGGTTAAAGACGTTCGTTGTGTAGAACTGTGGATACCTCTCCCAAAGAAGTGCAACATAAATTGGATCACGCTTGAACCACCATTGCCTGATTAGATCTCGATCTGTGCTGGTTAAAGAGATCATTCCAGCATCGTGCATCATCTCGAATAGGGCGACGCCTGAGGAGCCAACGAGGGGGCGTTGAAGCTTCGCCTCGTTCTCTCCCCAGGCTTCACCTATGAAAGCTATTCTAGAGGTGGTCATACTTCCCAGCCAAGATATCGCTGACTCGTCCGATATTCAGGTTGGTCTGTTGAGCTATCTTCTCGTAGGTCAGATTAGTATTGTCGGCAAGTTCTCTAACCTCACTGACATGCTCTCGAGTTACAGTGTCAGCAGACTTCGGTGCCCTCTCACGAAGATAAGGCTCTCTATCGAGATGAGGAAAAGCTGAACTGAGAGCGCTTATAATCTCGTCGTAAGAGATAGCTATCCTCTCATACGGAGGCTTCTTGTTCAGCACAGTCCACTTGCAAGCCTCGATGTGCTTGATGCACTTGGTAAGTATCTCTCGAACCTTGTTTATATCACTCATGATGCTTTATCCTCTCACTACAAAACCCTGCGCTGTGATGTACAGCCAGCCAGGGTCAATACTCTGGTCGATGTCCACGTAGATGCTATTGCCGGGGGAGGCTACTATCCCCGGATCGAACTGGAACTCCATAGTCTGGTGCGATGGGCAGCTCACGAAGCCAATAGGCTTGCTAGGATCATTGCCATCCATGAACTCTATAATGCAATCGTCCTTTGTTGCGGTGTTAACTACCTGACAGCTTCGCATTACTATGGTGTTGTATATAAGTGGACTGGCAACTGGAGCTGGAACAGCGAACAGAACTGTTGGAACGAGTGGCTGCTGGAGCTTGGCTACCCCTCGAAGATACTGGTTCTGCAGCCCGACGACAATAGGCGTGAACTCTCCGCACCAGTCGTCGTTAAGAACAGCAGGCCACTTGGCTGTTATGTTAGGGGACGGACTCGGCGCGTACCTTTGACAGCGGACCACAGTGCCGACTGTTACCCCATACTTGCAGGTTGCACAACTGTCAGTCATGATGCCCTCCTGAGTCTGCGGAACTTAGCCAGCTCAAGTCTCGCCCCTTCCGCAAATGACTCGTTGATCTCCAGACCCTGAACGAAGCGCGCACCGAGCGACTCAGCCGCTCGCAGCGAAGAACCAGAACCACAGGTTGGGTCGAGCAAAGAGGTAGTCTCGTCAACGAACATCTCGAAGAAGTGCCGCAACATTGGTTCGGGCTTGATAGACATATGGATGTCTCGAACCGACGGAGCAGCGTAGGCATTACTCTTGCAACGAACGACAGGGCGATCTCCGCGGGAGCCAAAGAATGCTGTCTCATATATCCTCCTCGGACCACGTTGGGGATCAGGGATGATACCGGAGTTGTCAGACTTTAGCCAGACGAGAGGTATAGGATCAATGATGAAAGGACTATTGCTAGAAAGATAATCAAAAGTAAACTGGTAATGTTGCATAGAGAACCAGAACATGAGATGAGATGACTCCTGAGAAAGCCTAAGGATATTGCTACAGAGGCAATGTAACAGGTTGTGATAAGTGTCGAACGTATCACTGTAGCCTCCATGCGTGTCGGCTGCTCCCTGCACATGCTTGTCTGCGTCGATGCCGTAAGGGAAATCCATGTGGATAAAGTTGAAACGCGGGCCAGAATACTGAGGAGCCCAATCAAGGAAGCTGGTGGTGAGGATACTGTCAGCGCCAATGGGAACTTCAGGTCGTTCGATGCGCTCGAAGTTCTCTACGTCGAGAGCCTCTTGCCTTCGCTCTCTCCTGTTGACAATGCCAAGGGCAGTTGAGAGCATTGGTGCCTCGGTGACTTGGGGATCACCTTGACGAAGGGCCTTGGCAACTCTGACGTAGCCACTAACTGACTCTGCTGAAAGGCCAATAGCCTCAGCGGTCTTTGCCTGTGACCAGGTGGGTTCATCAGCGGTACGATGCTCGTGATATTCAAGGACAGCTAGGGATTGTTCTTCCCAAGTCAAGTCAAGGCGCTTGACGTTCTCTTCGAGTTCAATAGCTCGGAGATCATGAGGGGAAAGTTCGTCGGTGTACTGAGCATTGATATGAGTCCAGCCAAGCTCCTTGCAGGCTGCAAGGCGGCACTCACCTGTAACAAGAACACGCTCGTTGGAGATGACGACAGGATGAATGAGGCCACGCTTGCCTATGGAATAGGCGAGGTTCTTTACGTGGGCATCTTTGATCTGCTTCCGTTGTCGAGCATCTCGATCGACCACAATTGAGGAGATCTCGATGCGATGGAAGCGACCTGAAGTCATGACAGCCTCGTATATGTCTGTGATCGTTACAGATATATACCCCGCCTGGACAGCTCGAAAGGCATAAAGCAACCATCCAGGCGGGGCTCTACCCGCGAGCAGGGGTGCTACACGCGAGCGAAGCCTGCAACCTCGTGGTACATGCGGCTGCCATCCTGGGCAGGCACATGACGCAGGGTTACGAGAACCTGACGGCCGGGCGCTTCAGCTGCGCCTTCGCGGAGGGACTTGCCATGTCCGTCGATGCCGAGGGGGCCGACGAGGAAATCCCTGTACCTGTAGTCAGACTCGCCGGTCAGGTAAAAACGGCAGGACTGACCCTTGATGATCTTGCCTGCAATCGGCCCATTCTCCTCGACGTACTTGGCAAGGAGAGCTTGGTCGATATCACCCTTGCCTCCGTCGCCGACGATACGGAAGGCGTACTCGTGGTAGTTGGTGCCAGTCTTGGCAACGCCAGGAGTGGCAGGCCCATCGACGATGGTGAGCCAGGTACCCATTGGGTACGCCCCTGGCGGCTTGATGTCGTCCATCTTCTTGTCGAGAACACTTTCGAAGTTCGGTCGATCGTCCATGATAGACTCCTATGTTCGGACAGTTTTGAAGAATGTTGCCAGGGCTGACTCGATAGGGAGTTGCTCTCCCATCTCGAAGGACTTAGGGTTCTTCAGATCTATCATCGCCGTGCTGACTGTCCTGATAGACCTCTTGCCACCAGCCTGTGACTGGCACAGGGCAGTGGAATTAAAATAAGCAGGGATGGTTGGACCCAAGGCGCTGCCAACCGACGTTGGGTAGCCTCTCTTTGTTCCGTCGGGCATATCACTGTACCTAATATGGGAGATGACAATGACGTTAGACCTGAACGACTCCCCGGTGAGCAGCGCGAGTGTGCTCTCAATAGCCTGTTGAGCCGTAAAGTAGATTTGCCTCTTGTCCTTGGCAGTTGGATTGAGAGCGTTTGCCCAATTATATACTGCATCCGAATAGAATGTGAGGGAGTCAAGAACCACAACCACTTCTGGCCCCCATTCTGCAGGTACACCCAAGTCAGCGGAGTCAGTTTTCCAGCGGTTGAGTAGCTGTTGTGCCCTCGTGAAGGCATGTGGAACTCCTTGCACTATCGGTCCCGTAGGGCCAGGAGTATATTTGTCTCGAAGAGTCTCAAATTGAACAGTATCAAGAAGCTCAGGCTTAGTTCGCTTAATGACAGCGGCCAGTGTATCAAGGCCATTATCAAAATCAAGGATGCACAGCTTGTAACCAGCGAGTACCAAAGAAGCCAGTGCTCCAGTCTTACCACTGCCAGGCTCTCCGATCAAGAGTAGCTTCGTGAACTGAGCCGATTGATGGTTATTGAGGGCTGGCATTACGATCCCAGGGGTTCGGCTTTGAGGGTGTTCAGAGCGTCGATCACCCTGGTAATGAGGGAGATCTCGGCTGTGGCCAATGGTATCTGAAAGACGTTGACATCATCACAGGTAACATAGCCGTACTGGCTCGTCGCGTCAACGGTTCCAGGGTACTTCCAAACAGGATCAGCCATATCATCTCTCCACCAGTGGGTTCCAGTGCCTCACCTCGAAGTTCGACGCAAGGTAAGTATCGCGGACGCCGGGGCTCTTCGAGCAGACCTCCCTGAACCGACAGCCCATACAGGCGGTGTCGTTCATAGGCCAATGTTCGGCCTTGGCAAAGGCCTCAGCCACACGGAGCCAGTACTCAAAGTCATGAAGCCACTCAGCCGTTTGGTCTGGGCTTCGCATAGTCATGCCCCGCTCTGGGCGGGTGAAGCCAACGGCAGTTTGAACAGCGTCAATGACGACACCGTTGAGGGGAATTTCGTACACGGCCTGAGCGAAGGTTGTATAGAAACTCATTTGATTGTCAGGATTGTAGTTCTCGAAGTAGTATGTTCCAACTGTTTTGTCAGTAGTCTTACGGTCAGCAACGTAATAGCTAGAAGCAAACTCGCACAGACGATCAAGGTGACCGCAGACCATGTAGGTTCGTTCTGCAAATTGATATTCCTTCGGTATGGGAAAGATGATCTCGATGTGAGTGGAAAGCTTAAAGGAAAGTTCGATGGCTGGCTTGCCGTTGCTAAGTATAACGGTCTTAGCACTGTCATTTTCCCAATGCGCTAAGCACCAAATGACTGAGCGGACAAGGGTCTCTCTGTTCTTCGTCGGGCTCTCCGAGTCCCAGGTAAACGTGCGACAGAGAAGGCGGAACACTGTCTCAAGGGTTGCTTCATCGTAGTCAAGGCCCTGGGCACGAAGGTTCTCGTAGTCGTGCATGGCCTGATGGAACTCGATACCGAAGTAAAGGTGGAATGACTTGCGGCCTTGATAGCCACGGATCATAGAGTACTCGTAAAGCCGAGGACACTTCTTGAGCCAGCCAAGGCTCGTTGCGTCCCAGGCCCATTGCATCTTGGTACCTGGAATGAATGGTGAGGGGCCTTCCGGCAGGGGTAGTTCTGCCGGAGTGCCGATCTCATCCATCATCCTGTCGAGGATGTCGGTCATGTTACTTGCTCGTAGTTGTTGGCGAAGTACTCCCCGCGGATCAGCCATTTATCTTTGGGGTTCTTAGGATCGTGCGCGATCCAGTCGCCATCCACAGGCTTACCTTGATCGAGGCCAGTGACTCCAGTTAAATCCATGCCTGGCGTCCAGCGGGTGGCTTCGACGACACCCTTCTTTCGATAGACTGTCATAGTCCAAGGTCCTCTAGAGTCAGTGGTATGCTGCCCTTGGTCTTTGGAACTACGTTCTTCGTAGCACCGGCCTGCTTCTGACCAAGCATAAACTGAGCGCGGGCAGCACGATAGCGCTCGACCATGATCAGGAGAGGATCGGGTTCGCCTTTGGCCTTGGCCTCCTTTCGCTTCAGCGAAAGCTGGAGAGGGTCCATCGCAAAGAGTTCAGCTAGAGTGTCCGCCATCTCACTCCTCCATTTCCTTCTCCGAAAGCCTTTCGATCAATTTCGCCTCTACCTTTTGAAGGTGCAAACGAATAAGTTTTCTGATAATGATGGCTGCTCCACCTGGGTACAAGTCCTTCAGCCTTCCCATGTCACCCTTGTAGAAGTTAACAAGGTGTTTACTCAGTTCAATACGATGCTCATTCATTTTTGATAAGCCAAAGTTGTTGCGGGTTCTCAGGGTCTCCACCAACAACGATAGAGATCTTACTGAACTCAGGCAACTCGCGGCGAATAGCATACAGCTTCTGCCGAACCTTCTCTACGTCGTCGGGGGTCTCGATGACAAGGCCAATGTCCTCGTTGAGTGCAGCGTAGAACAGGTTTGCATCGAGCATGTGTCACTCCAAAGTTAACAGTGGACTTACGCGCAAGGCAACTAGCCTGATATCGCTGCCACTGTCCTACTCTAGGCAGCCTTCTCACCCCGTCCTTCAGGGGTAAGCTCTGCGATGAGGCTGTCGAGGTCGTCGGCGACTTCCTTCGCAGCCGACTTGGCCTGCTCAACGCGGTCCTTGGCCATCTCCCAAATGTCAGGCCGCTTGTCGCCGTCGATCAAGCCTCGGGCGAGGTCAGTCAGCTGCTTGAGGGAGTAGTCAGTCAGCTTGCGTCCAGTGGACTTGATCTTGTCCTTGACGATGCTGAGCGCGATAGTGATAGCCTCCGAACGAACAGGATCGCGACGCCCGCCACCACCAGCACGGATGCCGAACTCATACGCCTCGGCATAGGTTGAAACCGCCGCCTGGATTGCAGCATGATCCGCAGCCGTCTGGAGCATGTCCTTGACTTGCTTGCGAATGTTATTGCCGATGTTCTCACGAAACACCTGATTGAGTTGCGAAGCCTCGTTCGCAGAGAGCACGTCGCCCTCTTTGTAAGGCTCGATAACATCAAAGGTCTGCCCCTCGATGGTCATCTGAGTAATCGGGTAGTTTCCAGCCATCAGATACCTCCTCTCCAGTGGAAAACAGGAAAATTTCCTGCGACATTGTACCTTACCATATATACCAGCATTTGTCAACCTACTGTGACACAAATATTTCTCGTAGTCTACGACGTTTTGTTCTTGGCCTCCTTCTCTTTTCGAGCGTTCTCCCAAAGAAGCGAGAACTTCTTCATTTTCTCCTTGAGCCTTTCCTCAGCCCTCAAACCGTAAGTGGCTATGATAAGCTCAAGAGGGTAAGGGCTCGTTGAGTCTTTCTCGAAGATGTCAGCTATACCCTCGAGAAT